GGGAAATTGCAAACGAATTAGCAGACTATGCACGCAAGTATCCGACTGAGTATGTGCTTTACAGCAGAAAATCAGCTGGCGCGGTTGCCTCACGGCTTGCACCTGCTGGCATACCAGTATTTGACATGGACGGTGCGTATCCGCAGAGCTGCGACGAAATGTTGTCGGCTATTAACAGCGGCAGACTCAAACACCGTGGGCAAAGCCAACTGACTGAGGAAATACTAGCTGCGGTACAATTGCGTCGTGGTGACGGCGGTTGGGTCATTGGCAGACGAGCCAGTAACGCAATAGTTTGCGGGGCAGTCGCCGTCGCCCTTGTTACACACTTTGCGACACGCCCAGACAATGATCTTGACATCATGGTTGGTTGATCGTATAAGCCTGTCAGAATTAGGACATGGGTTTATTCGATCTATTTGTGCCAAAGGTTACAGCTGCCGTCACAGCTGAGCCTTTGGACGTTGACGCGTCTCTTGCACCGTATTTTACAGAAAACAACAATTTTTACTTTTACGGCATAGCGCAGGCAAACCGCGCAGAAGCAATGAGTGTGCCAACAGTTGCGCGTGCATTAAGTATTATGCAAACAATTGCATCATTACCGTTGCACACACGAAATGAAGCAACAGGCGAAAAGGTGTCACAGCCGCGCGTTATCAATCAACCAGACCCACGCATACCAGGTTCTACCTTTTACGGTTGGCTGATTTCCGATTTATTCTTTCACAACGCAGCGTATGCAATGGTTATGGAAAGATACGCCGATACAGGAAAAATTCGCGCAATGGAAAGAGTTGCACCAGAGCGCGTGTCAATTACTACAAATTTTGATAACACAGAAATTACAGCTTATGAGATCGACGGCAAGCCAATTGACCCAGCAAATCTGGTCGTGTTTCCAAATACGCAAGAGGGTTTGTTGGCTCGCGCCGGCCGCACAATTAAAGCTGCTGCCGCGTTAGAAAAAGCGTCACTTAATTTTGCCAATGAGCCAACACCTCTTATGGTATTGAAATCTAACGGCACATCATTGCCAGCAGATCGTGTTGCAAAAATTCTTAGTGCTTGGCGCACAGCGCGTGCTAACAAATCAACGGCATTTCTTAACGCTGACGTCACAATGGAGTCAGTTGGTTTTGACCCTAAGAATTTGCAGCTCAATGAAGCTAGAAACTATGTATCTTTGGAATTAAGCCGTGCGTGTGGGTTGCCTGCTTATTTCACAGACAGCCAGCAATCAAGTTTTACATACGCCAACGCCTTAGACAAAAGGCGCGACCTAGTGGACTTTGCATTTAGAAATTACATGTCAATTTTGGAACAGCGGTTATCTTTTACAGACTTTACGCCAGCAGGCAACAGAGTCATGTTTGATTTAGACAATTTCTTGCGTGGCAATCCTTACGAGCGCGCGCAGGTTTATGAAATCTTAAATCGTATCGGCGCAATGTCGGTCGAGGAAATTCGCGCAGAGGAGGACATGTTGTTATGAAAAAACTCATCACGCCAATTGCTATCACGGCAGCTGACTCAAACAGTCGCACGATCACTGGTCGCATTGTGACTTTTGAGGAGACTGGCACAGCGTCAATTGGCAAAGTGCAGTTCGCAAAGGGAAGCATTGAGGCAGTACCGGTGCTTCTTAACCTAGAGCATGACCGCACACGTCGCATTGGCAAAACATTGTCAATCGAGGCAAACGAGCAAGGCATTGACGCAACATTTAAGATCGCTAACACAACAGCTGGCACAGATGCGTTGGTTGAAGCCTCAGAAGGTTTGCGCGACGGTTTTAGCGTTGAGGTTTATTTTGACGAGTACGAGACACTCAAAGACGGAACAGTGCGCATCATCAAAGGCGAAATGACTGGCGTTGCATTGACGTCAGAGCCTGCAATTAGATCAGCACGCGTCAACGAGGTCGCAGCTACAACAGGTGACGAGCCTGAGATTTCTGACTCAACAGTTGAGCCAGAGGAAACACCAACAACAGAAGGAGACGAAGTGGACAAGTGGTTCACAAACGCGGACACCGTCGAGACGGTAGAAGCTGCCCAGTCAGTAACAGCAAATGCAAAGCCAGCCGTAGGCGGTTGGACATCAAAGCCACGCTTAGAGTTCACAGCTGCTAAGTATTTGGAAAACACAATTCGCGCATCACTTGGCGAGGAGTCAGCACGTCAGTATGTCGCAGCGGCAGATGACACGACAGACAACGCAGGTCTTGTGCCTACACGTCAGTTGACAGAAGTTATCAACGGACTTGCTAACAACACACGATCAGCAATTGACGCAATTAGCCGTGGCGTTTTGCCTGATGCTGGTATGTCATTTGAAATTCCAAAGATCACAACAATGCCAACAGTTGCTGAAACAGCAGAAGCAGGCACACCAAGCGAAACAGATCAGGCTTCAAGTTTCTTGTCAGTTACAGTCAAAAAGTATGCTGGACAACAAACATTTAGCGTTGAATTGCTAGATCGCACATCACCATTATTTTTCAACGAGTTGCTTAACAACATGTCAGCAGCTTATGCAAAGGCAACAGACCTTGCTGTTTACACAGCACTGGCATCTGGTGCAACAGCTGATTCAACAACACTGACAACATACCCAACAGCTTCTGAGTTGCTTGGCTTTGTTTCACGCGGTGCTGCATCTGTTTACTCAAACACACAAGGCTTTGCAACAAACATCTTGGCAAACACAAGCCAGTGGGCAAACCTAATGACACTTAACGACTCAGGTCGTCCAATTTACATGGCTGCACAGCCAAGCAACGCAGGCGGCGCAGTACGTCCAGACTCAATCCGCGGCAACGTCGCAGGTCTTGATCTATACGTCACAGCAAACGTACCGTCAGCAAATGACACTGACAAAGATGACTCAATGTTGATTATTAACCCAAGTGCTTACACATGGTACGAGTCACCAACCTACCGCTTGCGTGCAGACGTAATTGCGTCAGGTCAAATTGCAGTTTCAGTTTATGGATACGGCGCAATTGCAACCAAGATCGGTGCAGGCGCGTTTGGTATCAACAAGACCTGATAACTAGCCATTAACTAATCATGCGGCGGGTTCTCCCGATCTCGCCGCAGCAGTCGAAAGGAAACGGACATGCCAGCCATTGTTACAGCAAGTCAATTGCGCACGGTGCTTGGCGTGTCCGTTTCACTTTACAGCGACAGTTATTTAGACGAGATCATCAACACCAGCGAGGACGTAATTTTGCCAATGCTGGTTGCAAACGTTTCAGGCATTGACGCTTACAAGTTGAAAGACAACGTGGCAACATTTTTTACAATTCGTGAGCATTATTTTGTAGCTGGTCAATCAGTAATCGTGACAGGTTTGCCAGCACCATTTACAGCTACACACACAGTCGTTGACAGCGCGCCTTATTATTTCACCGCAGCACTGACAAATGCGGACGTAACATTGCGTCCAATAGTGCCAAACGGCAAAGCAACATTGTCAGGTTACTCAGCTGCTCAAATCTATGCCAGCACACCAGCAATTGAGTCAGCAATTTTGGCTGTTAGCGTTGAGGTCTTTCAATCACGCGTTGCAGCTGGTGGACAGATCGAGGGCGTGGACTTTGCCAGTTCGCCATACCGCATGGGTCGCAGCTTGACCAACCGCGTCAGCACATTGCTTATGCCTTATTTGGACGCCGAGACAGTGGTTCAATAAATGCCAGCAAACTCAATTGCCGAGACACGATCAGCTTTAGCAAACGCCTTTAGCGCGCTATCTGCAAACGTGTATCCAAGCGTGCCTGAGTCACCAATACCGCCAGCCATTGTTGTCGTACCTGACAGCCCATACATGGAGGTCGTGTTAATTGGCAAGGCAAAAACACAGGTCAAACTTAATTTTGCAATTACAGCCATTGTCGCCAGCAACAGCAATGCAGGCTCATTAGACAATTTAGAACAGCTCATAATCGGAATTCTTGCTGCAATGCCAGCAGGATACGTCGTTGGCGTCATTGAAAAGCCGACAGTGTTGGAAGTAGGACAATCGCCAATGCTGGTCGCTGACATAAACGTTTCGACTTATTACACACAAACTACATAGGAGACAAAATGCCAACGACAATCATCACTGGTCGCGATTTAGTCGTGACCATTGCAACAGTTAATT